CAAATAATGCAGAACTTGCAGTGCGTTTTGGTAGAAAAGCAAAAACAGTAATTGATACTGAAGAATATCAAAAAGTTTTCAATACTCGTTTAAGAGAAGATTCTCAAGCTGCTGGTAAGTGGGAAACGGCCCAAGGTGGTGAATATTATGCAGCTGGTGTTGGTGGATCCATTACAGGTCGTGGTGCTGATCTTTTAATTATTGATGATCCACATTCTGAGCAAGATGCGTTGAATCCTGCATCATTTGAACGTGTTTATGAATGGTATACCAGTGGACCGCGGCAAAGGCTCCAACCTGGAGGTAGAATTATAGTCGTTATGACTAGATGGTCGGTTGCCGACCTAACAGGCAAATTAATTAGAGCACAAAAGGAACCAAAGTCAGATCAATGGGAAGTTATAGAATTTCCGGCGATTATGCCGTCTGGAAAACCCGTTTGGCCTGGATATTGGAAATTAGACGAACTTGAGGCGGTAAAAGCGTCAGTTTCGGTCTTAAAATGGAATGCACAGTACCAACAGAACCCAACTTCGGAAGAAGGAGCAATAATTAAGAAAGAATGGTGGAAAAAATGGCCAAAAGACAAATTACCACCGCTTGCACATGTAATTCAATCGTATGACACTGCTTTTATGAAAAAAGAGACTGCAGACTATTCAGCAATCACTACTTGGGGCGTATTTTACCCAAATGAGGATGAAAGAGAGGCACATTTGATATTAGTGGATTCTGTAAAAGATAGATACGAATTTCCAGAATTACGTAAAAAAGCAAAAGAACAATACGATTATTGGAAGCCTGAGTCAGTAATTGTCGAAGCAAAAGCATCAGGACTACCTTTAACGTATGAATTAAGAAAAATGGGTATACCAGTTATTAACTTTACACCCAGTAAAGGAAATGATAAACATACAAGGGTAAACTCTGTAGCACCTTTATTCGAAGCAGGAATGATTTGGGTGCCTGACAGAAAGTTTGCAGATGAGGTAATTGAGGAATGCGCTGCATTCCCACTAGGCGAACACGATGACTTAGTGGACAGTATGACTCAAGCCGTAATGAGATTTAGACAAGGTGGTTTCGTGGAACATCCAGATGATTATGAAGATGAACCTTTACCACACCAGGAGAGAACATATTACTAATGGCTAAGGTCAAAGTTATTAAAGCATTATTAAAAGGCATAGGCAGTCTTTTTAAACAAAAAGGCGAAGATGTTCCATTACTATTCCGAACTCGAACCAAAGATCCAGACCTACCAGCAAGATCTTTTTTTACACACTTAATAGATGATTTTGGAGAAGCTGAAGTTAAAGAATCAGTAGATATAGTTAAAGGTGCTTGGAAAAGAAATGAATTTTTTCCAGGTGGTCCTAAAGGTGCATCTTTTGAAGATGATTTAGTTAATCTACTCGAGACTCGTCATTTTGGTAGTCAAAGAATACAGGCAAGCCCAATAAACTTCAATAGACGCGGACCGGGGGCCGCGGATCGTTATAAGATGCCTAAGATGGGTGAGGAAGATAAACTACGTAATATAAGACGTACCGACTTACCGGGTGGACCTGGTGACCCTGATCTTTATAAAAATCATTGGGGAGAGATGAGTGGTACAGTAAGAACGGATGGTACAAAAGTATGGACAAGTAAACCTAGTATTGTTGATGAGTATGCAGATGATGTTGTTAACAGAATTAAGAACAACGCAAATGTTTCGCCAGAAGATATAAATATGGCATATGACAATAAGATGATGGCAAGAATAAGAGCCGCTGCCGATGAGCAACTTGCTCCAATGAAATTACAATCTAAACAAATGAATGCAGCAGCAAGACAGATTGATGACATGTCAGCTAGGATGGAAGAATTTTCAAAAAAAGGTGATTGGGAAAGTGCTGGAAAAATACAAAAAGCTATTGAAGAGTTTAGACTACAAGTACAAAAAGATAGAGGAATGCTAGTCGATGAGTTCCCAATGCTAATTGACCCAACAAGAAAACCAAATGCAGCAGGCGGAAGAGTTGGAATGTTTAAAGGTGGTTTATTGGCATTATTAAAAAGAATTAATCCTAGGTTAGAAAAGAAAATGGTTGAGACAGGTCCTTTTCAAACAGGGCATAGAGGTGATGCTGTTGCTGATATGGAGCAAATTAAAAACATAACGCGGAACGAGGCTACTGATCTTGAACGAATTTATGAATTAGAAGATATGATACAGAAGTCACCACGATATAATGAAAAAATGAAAGCTGCGTTCATGGAATTAATTGATTATGAAAAGTTTAGAGCTAATAAACTTTATGATAATCCTAAACTACAAAAACACATGAAAAATGATCCAGAAGGAACAGAAGATTATTTAAGAAGGTGGTATAAATCAGAAGGAAGCGATAGCGGATTTAATATGGGTGGAAGAGTTGGATATGCAGAAGGTAATATAGTTGAACCTACAGGCTATGTTTCACCAAGTGAAATGAAAACAGCAGCTGGTTATCTTAGTCCATATGCAATGATGACCGATGCGGGTTACGAACCTACAAACATAGACCAAGCTGAAGAACTTAAAAGAAGATTAGGTGAAGCTTCCCCGGTTTATGAAATGTTATTTGATGCGCTCGAAAGAGAAACTGCTGCAAGCGGTGGTCGTATTGGTCTTAAAGGCGGTGGTAATAGAGAATTTGAATCAGATGTTACAGCTAAATTACCTGAAGGAGGAATGGCATCTGGACCAGGATGGCAACCTTGGATGACAAACAGAGCAGTTCAAGGAGCAACGGTAGATGCAGGGTATAGTCCGTTTCAAAGTCAGTCGATGCCTGGTTTAGCTAATACAGAAGTAAAAGGGAATGCTGCTTTACAAAACGCTAGAACCAATGCTTTACATCAAGCTAAAAGTAATTTTTTAAATACTGGATGGGCACCAAAGCCGCTTTGGCTTAATCAAGGCGGAAGAGTTGGAATGTTTGCAGGTGGAAAGTTACTTGGTGAAGGAATTATGCAAGCAGCTAAACTTGCACAAAAAGGAATAAGACCATGGGGCTCTAAACAAGTACACAGACAAAAAGTTACAAAGAAAGGCGCGAGTAATTTTGATACCATTGATGAAATTACAAAAACAGACGTTGCTTCTCTCGTAGATGCAGAAGATCCAAATAGTTTAATAAATATGTATGAAGAAATATTAACTGGTAAAAGATTTGGTTTATTAAGTGATCCCCAAAGAAATAAAATCTTACAAACTATTGAAGACGGTTTACAAAAAATACCTATGGGTAAAGGAGCAGCAGAAGACTTAGGAGCAGATTTATTTAATCTGAGATCATATTATGGTCTTACAGCACCAAAAGAACATGGTGGAGCAAAGATAATACCATTTCCACGTAAGAAAAAAGCTATGGGTGGACAAATTGGGGTAGGTAGTTTATTTAGGAGTAAATAATGGCAATAGATAAAGCACTAGAAGATCAAATTAAAGTACCAAGGACAGTTCTTGATGAAGAGGTAGAACTCGAAGCAGGACCACCTTTGGGAACAGATGATATTGATATACAAATGACTGATGATGGTGGAGCAGAAATAGATTTTGATCCATCAGCACAAGCCATGCAAGGTGCACAACAGCACGATGCAAATTTAGCAGAATTTTTAGAAGATCAAATACTGAATAAAATTTCTTCTGACTTAAAAAATAGTTATGAAGAGTATAAAGGTTCGCGATCCGAGTGGGCAGATACATACACCAAGGGTCTAGATCTACTAGGCTTTAAATACGAGAACAGATCTGACCCTTTTCAGGGCGCAAGTGGAGCGACACACCCAGTTTTAGCTGAAGCAGTAACGCAATTTCAATCTTTAGCCTATAAAGAGCTATTACCAGCAGATGGTCCGGTTAGAACTAAGATTGTTGGTATGGTTGATGATATGCGAGAAAAACAAGCAGATCGTGTTAAAGATTACATGAATTATCAAATTATGTGTGAAATGAAGGAATATGAGCCTGAATTTGATCAAATGTTGTTCAATTTACCATTATCTGGTTCTACCTTTAAAAAAGTTTATTATGATTCAGTTCTTGGCAGATGTGTTTCAAAATTTGTTCCAGCAGAGGATTTAGTTGTTCCCTACACTGCAACATCACTCGATGAAGCAGATATAATTATTCATACAATTAAAATGACTTCAAACGACTTAAGAAGGCAACAGTTAACCGGATTCTATAGAGATATTGAAGTTGGTAAAGGAACAGTTGATATTTCTGATGAAGTTAAAGAAGCAAAAGATGATATTCAGGGAACATCAAAAAGTAATATTGATGAAATTCACACATTATTAGAGTGTCATTGTGAATTAGATATTGAAGGACTAGAGGATACGAATCCTCAAACAGGAGAACCCACAGGTTTAAAACTGCCATACATTGTAACTATTGAAGATGATAGTGATACTGTTTTATCTATCAAACGTAATTTTGCACAGAACGATCAAACTAAAAAACGTAAAGATTATTTTGTGCATTTCAAATTTCTACCAGGACTCGGATTTTACGGGTTCGGCTTAATCCACATGATCGGTGGTCTATCACGGACTGCCACAGCCGCACTAAGACAACTTTTAGATGCCGGCACCTTGTCAAACTTACCAGCCGGATTCAAAATGCGAGGCATCCGCGTCAGAGACGAAGCTCAACCGTTGCAGCCGGGCGAGTTCCG